CCTTGTGGCCCAGCCCCATTTCAGCAAGATTGTCCTCTTCAGTGCAGGCGCGCCCCCAACGCGACGCCCCCAGCCATGCTGCGCAGGTGGCCTTCAAGCCTGGCGCAGGCGCCGGTTCGGGCAGGTTCCAAGGTACCTCCACGAAGTCACCTCCATGCGGCCACCGCTCACAGACCCGGCGCGCTATCGTTTCTCTGTACCAGACAATCTCCGAACTGCCATGCGCATCCGCTGCCACGGCGTCCTTGAACTGGCGCTGCAGCCATTCCTTCGGCATGTTGCGTAACAGCCAGGTGGCTTCCTTCGTACGTAGGTAATCACTCACTCCGTGTGAACGCCAGTTGTCTCTGGCCGGCTGGCGAACAAGGCTGTCTGGCGGCACCTTGTCTTCATAGCCGTCTACACCCTCGTAGAGCCATGCGCCAGCTTTGTTGCTGCGTGCATAGCGGCGCCACGACAACGGGACTGGCGGTTTCTCCGTGCGGTCCACCATCAGTTGGTCCAGCACCATCCCACACATTCTGGCGGCACTAGTCCGTGGCATCCCACGCACACACGCCTCCCACCAGTTGGCACACGCGGAGTCCAGAGCTGTGTTCATCCACGTCCCCATGGGCTTGTACCAGTTCCCCGTACATAAGGTGGCCAATATGGTGCACAAACTCTGCTTGGGTGGCGCATCGTTGCTTATGCATCTCTGCAAATACTCCCCATGGCGGCTCCCAGCTAATTGTTTCATCGCGTTCATTCTTATCCCTAGTAGGCGGCACATTGACAAGTACCATAGACCCTGCTCCCATGTTCCAGTGTATAGCCACTCATCGTCACCCGACTCATTCACACCGTAGTGGGGACAATGGATGCCTGCGCGTGCAAGCTGGTCCAGCACGACCAACCTGTCCACCTCATGCTTGGCCGTGTTGTCAAGTGTGGTGCCCCGCTGCCCTGAGAACATCCCCACAAACAGCCTGCATGTGCCGCCGTTGAAGACACCTACACTCCGGATGAACCCGTTAGCCACGAACCTGCAGCTCGAGCCACGCTCGCGGCCACGTGCATCTTGATGTTTGGTGTAAGCGCTGTCCCGGCTATCCCATAGTGCCGCAAGTTCCCATAGTTCGTGTTGCCAATTCTGGTTGTCCAGGTCGGCGCTGATGCTGCAACCCAAGCCCACGCGAGCTGCGCTACTCAGCCAGTTTCCAATCACCTCCGGCCTCTGACTCGCTGCCATTCCTCCATAGTTCCCGCTGCCCTCCATGCCGCGCAGACCATGTGTTGCGACAAACGTTGCGTGGTCTCCCGTCGCCAACAGTATCCTGGCCTTGTTGCCTGGCTCGGGTTTCGTGCTAGCACGGCCCAGATTCACAGGCGCCGCTTTCAGCCCGCTTATCAGCCAGCTGTCGGGCATGGCACTCACTGCCGCCTTTTTGTTTATCCTGTCGCTCGGCCGTCCATTAGGGCTTCCACGTCCTAGCTCAGTCACAAGATTAGCCAGGCTGCTACTGCCTGAGGTGCTCGCTACCGCGCGCATCCTCCATTCATCCTCCAATGTCCTGTGATCACCGCGTTTCCGGTTCCTCGATGTGGCATGCACAGCGATGGCCTGCATGTACCGGCGTGCGTGGTCTCCATAGTCGCCGAAGAAGCACGCCTTGACCACCGGGCGCCATGTGCGGTCATCTAGCTCTTCTTCCTCATCCGCCTCTACCGCGTGTCGTACGCATACATTTCCCAACTTGCGCATCTGCAGCCATTCGTCGCCCTTCAGCCTCCCTACCATGCCTGTGCGGCGAATTAAACTGCCGACTTCTTTGTGCCATGCGGCCAAGGCCTTCAGCGGCAGGTTGTTGAGGCCCGCCGCCTCCAATTCCTCCCGCAAATCCGCGCTCAGGCTCCCGACCCAACACAACGTAGCGCACTTCATTTGAGGAGCACCATTGCATGATGTCGGCCAGGCTTTTATCGCATCCGGTGGCATCGCGTAGCGGGCCATCTTTTCGGTCATATTTATCGGCGCGCCGCCCAACTGTATGTTCCCCAGCGGTTCCGGGTGGTCGCTTGCGTCGCTGGGAGTCAAACATATCCCCTCCAAGAGTGAGCGGTACGTCTCTACTCTAGTGGCAGAAGGCGTGAGGAACAATTCGTTCCACTTATTGTATGTGCGACTGCGGCGTTTGTAAACACACAGCTGCAGGTAGCTCCTGCTGGCGCTGTCCAAAGCAGGAATGCAGTCGTGCGCGGCTACATGCAAGGGGGGCCCGCCTGTGGTGCTGGACCAATCGCGTTGCTTGTGAACCGCCTCCATGCAAAAGCACCGCCCATTGGCGCACCCTCTGAATGAATTCCGTATCCATTGCCGAGCACACTCCATGGGGGTCATCTCCCCGGTCGCCGCGATGTACCTTGAGGCAAAGCCCACTGACGCTACCTCATCGTCCAGCAGCGCTCGTAGGCAGTTGGCCCACAGTATCCATTTCTCGCATTCTAATCGGGCTAGGAAGGCATGCCGTGCCACCCCAGGTCTGCGCCCTTTCGCCACTGCCACATCAAAGTGGCACGGTTTCGCCCTCGCGTTTGCGCGCGCGGCCTCCTTGTTAAACTGCGCCGTATCCCAGTTGGCCGTGTAGCTGTTGTCACCTAGGTGCATCGCCAGTCCCGAGTTGTCGCCTGGCCGCCAGCATGCTAGCTGGTCCGCCATGTTGGCAAAGCCTAACCCAGTCTCCACCAGGGCAATTATCTCCTGCCGGCTTGCTGCCAATTTAGCATGGTACATGCTCAATGCGGCCAAGCCCCACAACACCGGCGGGGGGCCATCGCCGCTACGAGCATACATCCGCAGCAACTCACCAAGCGCAACCTTTCGTGTGTCCCATGCCGTTTTCGGGTCCGCGTCGCCCGGTGGAGGGCTGGGGCCTTTGTCCTTGGCACCCTTCCCTCCTCGCAGGTCATGCTTACCGGTGTCGAAATGCCCGCCATAGCCAGGAACGTCACCCCCGGCTAGTGCGGTCTCCCGCTTGGTGCGTTCTCTTTCTCTACCGGCCCACTTCAGCTTTAGCCCGTCCAACCAACCCATGTCCTCCGGGTGCTCCAGGCATAAGTTGACAGGCTCGCCCTCGTCCCACAATGCCTTCACCAGAGCGACGATGGCACCTTCTTCTCTATCAGCCGTCACCACCTGACCACGCTGGACTTGGGCGGCCATCACACACCGTGCGAGATGTCCGCCTTTCAAAACATAGTCTCTGTATGGGGTGCGTATTAAAGTGGCACGCCCAGGAGCCCCGCGCATGGAAAATAGCCTATCACCATGCCAGGTTCCCTCGGGCGTTATGGCTGCATACACACGGGACTGTTCGAATGCGTTGGTTACCGTGACACATCCTACCGACATGGACCATGGCTCACCTGGGTTCCAGGCCAGATCCGGTGGCCGGCTGTCACGGCCTAGCCAGGCCAGGTGTTCTCGCACATAAGTACATCCCTGCATGGCGAACCATGCGCCCGGGGTTGCTGGGTACTTCTCTAGCCCTTCTAGTGTATCCCGCACGTCCGCGTACGGGCCTCGCCACCTATAACGCGACATGCTGCCCGCCATCTGCGGTTGGCGTCTTACTGAGTCTATCAACTTCAACATCTCTAATGCCATACCTCGCTCCTCAGGAGTGATGTCCGCCGGTGAGTCCAGCACGCCAGAGCAGACTGCCCTGACTTCGGCCTTCAGCAACGCTATTAATCCTCGCGGCGCCGGCAGCCCACTATTGACCACAGCCTCTGCCACGGCCACGCATCCAGGCCAGCGTTCTCCCGAGCTGTTGACCGCAAATGCATAGGTCAAGCCCAGCTGAGGCCCAAAAGCGGCCACGGCCTGCATCGCCCAGTCAAGGCTAATGTGCGGGAGCAACTTCAATATGCCAGCGGCTGCGGCGGTCTGACGCATGGGTCCTATCACGACTGACTCTATAGGAACAATCCTGTCATCTCCCTCCATGTCCCCCCCTTCTGGCTCCTCGGCTTCCGGGGTCCCAGCTGCAGCATGCCCCTCGCGTACGCCACGTTCTAGGGCTTCACGTTCCTCAGAAGTCCATGGTGAAGAGTGGCCCAGGCTGCTCGTAAGGGCCGAGAGTTCCTCAACGACCTCGCTAACACTGTCATCGGCCATTCCACCCTCACGTAGTGCGGTGGCAAGGGCATCACCCTCTAGGGTGGCCCCCGGTGGAGCGTGACCCATCAGCTCGGCCCGGGACGCCTCTTCCTCATCAGTAGGGGCCGATGGGCTGGTGGCCGTCGTCAATGCCGACACGGGTTCCGCTGGTGCGGCCGCAGCTTCGTGCACTACAGCTGTGGGTGGGCCCTTAGGGGCTTCTGCCTTCCACTCCTCCACTGTGGCCTTCGGTACTTCCTTTGGTGGCGCCCGCCCCTTCCAACCCGGGAGGGCCTCGATGGTCTCAGGAGAGTCGCGCTTTGCCATGGCAGGAGGCCTCATCGTGGGAGGGACAGTTGGCTCGGTTCCACCAATGCTGAGCCCCTCGTCCAGCTGAGTCCGTGCTGTCGTAGCCAGTAAGTCCTCATAGTAGGTCGTCCATGGTCGCTCTGGCACAGGATGTGCTTGGTACATGGCTGGCAGCGGTGGCACACGCAACACGTGCGGTGGTAACTCCGGGCTTGCCTTCGCGCTCCTGCTGGCGTGGCTCCGCTTCGATCGGCCGCTGCTGTCCACACTCATGAGCTCCCCTTCCTCCATCAGTTCTGACAGTATGTCCTTCCGGTTGCTGGCGGCATCCGGTACTTCCGTCGGCGATGTCGCTGCCATAGAGGAAGGCAGCAGAGTCGGGTCGCTTTTCTCATCCGCCAC